ATTTCAAATCATGGTTTTATTGCTGGTGAATATGTCAAGTTTGATCTTGAGTCAATTTCATTCAAGTGTGATCAAGATGGTTATACTGCAACTAAGGCATATCCAAGACACTCTGATCCATTCTTAAATGAGTGGTTGCCAATCTATAATGTTGGTGTAAATACATTCTCTGTGTTTGTTGGTATATCCACTGTTGTAAATGCACACTGGTTCCAGAGTGCAACCACTGGTGGTCTGAAAAAGGCTAGAGATACCGTTGGTATTAACACTGCTTCCATACTATTCACATGTGCTAGAGATAATCATGCTACAGAACACGCATATCCTCGTCCCGATGATCCAATCGGAGGAAATGTATCTGTTGGTATTGGTTCTACATCTTCTGACACTATTACAATTAATGTTGGTCTATCAACAATAGTCAACTACGGTATCACTACTGCAGCATACACTGCAAGTACAGGTATCATGACTGTGTTCTCTAATGTTCATGGTCTCAATGGTGCGATAGTAGATAAAACAATCGATTTTGCAACTTACGATGCTGGATCTGGTATCATGACTTGCACAGTTTCTAATCATGGTTTGACAACTGGTAATAGAGTTCAATTCAAGAGAGACTCTATCAGATTCAGATGTCAGATGGATGGTAGAAAAACCATCAAGAGTTATCCTAGAAGAAAAGATCCAGCAGATCAAAATTGGTTATCAGTAACAACTGTAGACTTAAATAATTTCTCTGTTAATGTAGGAACATCACCTCTTGTTTATCATAGTCCTACAAGTGGATCATACGATCCTTTCACTGGATTAATGACTGTAGATATTGGATCTCACACTCTACAGAAAGGAACCTCTGTTAAATTAAAGACAAGAGGATTTAAGTTTACTTGTGCTTTAGATAATCATGCGACAAATCACTTCTACCCACGGGCTAGTGGCATATCTGGCCCAGATGCTGCTTACAATACTGCTGTTACAATTACTGCTACTACAGATACAACCATTACTCTGGACGTAGGTAAGTCATCTAACCAATCTGATCATATCTTTGTTTCTGCATCTGCAAATTCTGTAATAAGTGGTGGTAACTACTTACATACGTTTGAAAATGCTGAAGTAGATGCACTATTGATAGCTAGAGATACTGTTGGTCTTGCAACTAATTCTTATACATGGAGATGTACTCAGGACAACTATGCTACAGATCACACATATCCAAGAACTACAGATCCAATACACAACATAGAAATTGGTATTGTAACTTCTACAACCGATACCTTTACATTGAATGTTGGTATTACTTCTAGAGTCAAATACAATGTAACTAACGCCACATATGATGCAAATAGTGGACTGGCAACATTCACTACAGACACTTCTCATGGACTATCAACAACAACAGCCGTTGGCCTTGCAACTAACGCTTTCATATATTCTTGTTCTATGGATCAGTTTGCCTCGGAGCATGCGTATCCAAGAACCACAGACCCAGCTCATGATACCGCCTTATATCCAACTGCCGTAACATCTAATAATGTTACTATTAACGTAGGTGTATCTACAAGGGTTGAGTATAATGTTAACCATGCAGATTACAGTGAATCTATTGGTATTATGACAATGTTCTTACCATCAGTTCATGGTATTACAACTGCTGCTGGTGTTGGTAGAAATGTAAAATTGAAAACTGAATCTATTCTGTTCTCATGTTCACAAGATAATTACGCTACAAAACAATTCTATCCAAAAGGAGGAGATCCTTTCTATAATGGTTCAATAATTACTAGGGTCATTAGTAACACTCAAATAGAAACACAAGTAGGGCCATCAACAACACCTAGTTTCTATAATTCTGGTGGTAAAATACAAGGTGTTATTCTTGCTCCTAGACTTAATAATAATTCTCCTAGTGGAACTGACTTTGCTGCTGGTGGTACATTTGTTGATAAGATTATTGACAGTAAAACATATGTTGTTAATGTTGGTATTTCAACAGTGGATCATAATTATGCTAGGGCTGGTCTTTCACAACAGGGTAAGAGAATTGCGTCTTCTATAGAACAAGGATTCTCTGGATTTGATGTAATTGAAAAACTAGATTCTGCTTCATTTAGAATTGATGCTGGTTTAACTACTCAATTCTCACTCTATAAGAGAGGTGGTCAAGTAAGTAAACCTATAACTGTTGATGTTACTGAACCAGATCCATACTTTAACAGAGCTCTAGAATATTCTTCAGGCTCATCTGGTATTGGTACTAATTCTAAAGTTGACTTCCGTATAAATGTTGACGGAAATATTTCTGAATTTAATCTTCTTGAAGAAGGAACTGCATATAAAGTTGGAGACGCATTAACCGTCAGCGGTATTGCTACTGATCCAAGAATAGGCATTAATACTGAGTTCCAAGTAATTGTTGAAGAATTGGAAAGTGATACTTTCTCTGGATTCTATCCTGGCCAGTTTATACTATTTGATGATATTGCTCCATTCTTCAATGGCACTCGCACTAAGTTTACTCTATCAGTAACAACTAGTGGAGTAACAGAGATATTAAGTCTTAAGACATTGCCTGGTAGTGATATGGATATTACAAATAATATCTTTATCTACATTAATGATATTCTACAGACTCCACAATCAGCTTACACCTTTAAAGGTAGTAGAGTTATCTTTAGTGAAGCGCCAAAACCAAACTCTAAGTGTTCTGTATTCTATTTTAGAGGATCTAAGAGAGATGTGGAAACTGTAGAACCATCAACAACATTGAAGGCTGGTGATACAGTTAGAATTAAAGAGAATAGATTTGTTGTTGATGACGTAGATCAGTTTGAAAGAACTGCTAAGAGAATAGTTGCTTCTGATATTTTAGAAACATTTACATACGATAGTATTGGAATCAATACTGATCAAAATGCAGATAGACCTTTAACTTTAGAAACACAAAGACATGACCAAATTCTATCTGGGGTATTAATATCTAAAGCTAGACCTAGTTTGAAGAGTCGTGTTTTACCTACAACTAGATTGATAAAGAATGTTTCTCAAACTGACGAAACAATCTATGTAAACAATGCTTTCCCTGTATTCAATGCGATTGACAAATTATTACAATCCGAAAGAAACATTCAAATCTTTGATGATACAGAAGTTCTACCAGGCATCGTTACATCTATTGTTTCCACATCATCTAGTATCTCATCTCTAACGATTGCAGATGGTGGAACAGGATACAATAATCTTACAGCTCCAAATGTTGCAATTTCAAGTGCATTAATCAAACGAAAAGATCCAATATCTGCATGGGAGTTCGATCCTATCACAGGTATTACATCTGCTGTAGAATTTAAAGCATTAACAAAAGAAGAACCAATCATTGCAGTTGGTTCAAGTAGTTACTATATTAACACTAAGAGTGGAACATTCTGGGAAAGAGGCAGAATTGGATTTGGTGGAACTGTTACTTTCAATGGTGTAGGTGTAGGAAATAGTGGAACATCTACCGTATATGCAATGGCTGTGGGTGATTATGGTTCAATGGCAAGAGCAGTTTCAGTAGGTAACAGTATGTCTACATGGACTGCAATAGATCTATTTGAACAAAGACAAATACCAGCTATCAACCAGACACTTACATTACCTAGTACATATGAAGGTAACTTCAAAGGTGTTGTCTGGGAAGGAACTAGAAATACATGGGTTGCAGTTGGTTCTGCTGGATCTGTGTTCACTGCTGTTGGACTTACAACGGATGGTGCGTTCAGTCAGTTCTCAGGAACATTACAAACTCTAAATGCGGTAGTTTATGGTCAATCAGAATTTATTGCCGTTGGAAATGGTGGGGTTATTCTTGCATCTAATGATGGTAAAGCGTGGTCTGACAAAGTAAGTAATACTAATAATGATTTGAATGATGTAATCTTTGATGGTAGTAGATTCATTGTTGTAGGTGACAGTGGCACTATTGGTATTTCAACTGATAAGAATTTCTGGCAACCTTGGAGTCAACAGTTACCAGCTGGAACACAACACCCTGCAACATTTGATTTTGCTAAAATTAAATTAGTTGATGACATCTATGTTGGAATTAGCACAGTTGGAGGAATATATTACTCATTTGATTTGGCGAATTGGAATGAAAGAGTTGTTCCACAATCAAATATAATTCGTGATCTTGTAAATACACCATTTGGAGATTTTGCAAGTAGTAGAGTTATTGTTGTGGGTTCTGCAACTACTGCTTTCTATGCAGATCCTGTGGTCAACAGAGCTACTGCAACTGCTTCTGTGACTGCTGGTGTAGTTACATCTGTAGTAATCACAGATGGAGGATTTGGTTATGATGTTGGTAGTTCTCCACCAGTAATTGTAGAAACTGATAAAACTACAAAGGAAGATGTGTTATCAGTTGATGCAGTAGGTGATTTTGGAGACATAGTAGGAATAAATACATGGTTGCCAGGATCTGGTGATCGACTTCCACAGTTGGCGTTTACATTGAAATCACAATTCAATGATAACACTAACTTAGGTTATGGATATTCCTCACTTAATTCTCTTGGAGTTGAGTTCAGTGGACTTCAAAAAGGAGACTTCTTCACCATATATGACAGTTCATTAGTTGTTGGTCATGCCTTAACTGGTATTACTACTTCAACTGGATCAAATGTGACTGTAGGTGTGGTGACATCTGGTGATTATCTTGGTGGTGTCTTTAGAGTAGAACAAGTTACTTCTGGAGATGCAACATCAGGATTAACCACTGTAACATGTGCCTTCTTACCTGGCCCAGTTTCGTATGGTAATAATACTATTCAAGTTGGTATTGCCGTAACATCAAATATGGACACCTTCTGGGGTAAATATAGTTGGGGTAAGTTCTTTGGATATCAGAACCGTGCTTCTGGAAATCCTAAAGAATTTTTTGTCAATTCAAACAATGGTAATACTGGATTATCTACTGCTCCTGTAGTCTCCAGAAAGAAACCATTAACTTAACCACTAAATAAACAAAAAGCCTAGTTTTTTTAAAATGCCTGCCATAATATCTGAACAGTTTAGAATTTTAAATGCCGAAACTTTTGTAAAAAGTTTTGTCGGAGTCGGATCTACTGTTAACAAATACTACGCCTTTATGGGACTACCAAATTCCATAGAGCCAAAGGCAGGCGGTACTGCCACATGGGCAACTAACACCCCTGCACCTTTAGATGGATTTGAAGAAGAGTATTCTATCAAAGAATCTATCATTGCAATGAAAAAAGTGACTGACAAAGACGTTAGACGACTTTGCAGAAAGGTAAAGTGGGTTGCTGGTACTACCTATGAAATGTACAGACATGACTATAATATTTTTAATTTAACACCTATCACTTCACAAGGTAGTTTGTATGAGGCAAATTACTACATAGTGAATGAGGACTTGAAAGTTTACATTTGTCTCCAAAATGGATCAGACCCTGAGAACCCCAAGGGTAGGCCTTCATATGACCAACC